TGGTTTAAGAATCATATCGAAAAGAATATCGTCATATTTTGTTGGTGTAAGTTTCACGATTTTTTCAATCGCGTAAATACCAACTAAAACATATTCCCAATTTGCTGCTATCCATTCAGTCATGTTTATTCTCCGGTTTAATTAAAATTGAAGTATGGCGTAATCATATTTAAGTGTTAAGGTGATTTCTGCAGGGTCACTTGTTGCGTAATCCAAATCACCAAAGTTTGCTGATTGTATATATGTACCTTTTAATGTCCATTCTTCAACAACATCTCCAACTGGACCTAACATATTAAAAGTAACATCTTTTTTATAAAAATCTGAATAACCATCTCTACCTGTTACTGATTCGTGTGATAAACGTATCCATTCCATTACTGCTTGAGCCCCACTTGGAACAACGGGGTCATAAAGAGTAACATCAATAGGTTGCCACGCACCTTTTCCCTTGATATATCGTTTAACATTGATGTGGTCTAATACTATTTCTTCAAACTCAATAGATGGTCTATTTGCAGTTTTAATCAAATATGCTGGTACACCTTCAATATACATAATAAACCGATTTTTGGTCTTCGGTTCAAACGGTGTGAACATAATTTCTGAAGGGTCTAATGTAGCCATTCTTTATTCTCCTAAAAAGTCATTTATTTGTACTCATAAATAAATATCAATTAAAGAAATTTTAAGTAAAAAAAGAAAACCCCAACCGAAATTGGGGCTTCTCATTATACATTACATTTATTTTATAAGTCAAACTTATTCAGGAAATGTGGCACCTGTAGGTTGAACAACAAAATCGAGTACAATAAACTCAGCTGTTCGTGTTGGTTGAATAAATATCTGACCAACTAATTGATTTCTATCCACAATATCTGGAGTATTGTTGGAATCATCCATTACTACTCTAAATGCACTTAAACCACTATTCTGTTGTACTTGTTCCATATATGGATTTACAATGTTCAAGAAACGATTTCTTAGTGCTTGAGTATTTTGTTCAAACACTAAGTATCTTGATGAACTTGCAATAAACTTTCTTAATGCAATCAACAATCTACGAACATTGATTCTATCTAACGCAGAAGGTTTAGTTTGTAGTGTTTTCTGTCCAAATACTACTACACCTTGACCAGGAAAAGACGCTATTGGATTGATTCTATTCTCATATAAATCATCACGTTCTGCGTGAGTCAATCTTGTCTTGGCTTCTAATACTGTAGTTAAACCACCACGATTCAAACCGGCTGGAGCATACCACTCATGAGCTACTTGGTCGGTGTAAGAAATTACACCAGGTAGTACTACTGATGGTGGCACCCATACTGGTCTACTTGTATTTCTATCTACAATTTTAACCCAGGGATAGTAAGTACCTGCATAATTAGTGTCCAATGTTTTAATCGTAGTTTTAACTGTCGATATTGCATCACCAATTGCGGAAGCGTCCATTATATAAAATGCATCAGCTCTAGCTTCTACCTTAGATATTGCGTGATTAGTTATAGTTGAATGTAATCCGTGAATTACACCAGGTGTTACTAATAGATTAATATCAAACTCATCAGGATTACTTACAGCGTTAATAGCTCGTTTATAAGCTACTGAACCACTTGCTGTGGCACTTGAGATATCAAATCCTTGTGTGTTTGTACTTGCAATATCTGTACCTGTAGAATAAGGTGTTGCTGGATTACTACCATCAAATCCCCATTGTAAAGGAACTGCGAATTTTAACTGTTGTATTGCAGAACCTGTAAGACCAAGTACTACAGTTCCATCTGAATATGTACTTGATAATGAAGTATCAAAGTCAGTATTACCATACATATTTTCTAAATGGAATACAACATTATTACCAGTTGTAGCTGAACTTGGAACTGGTGCAAGATATTGAAGATTGTCGTTTTTCGGACCTGTAGTAATTAAATCAAATCCATATGGAACTGTACTATCAAATGTTCCATTTGCATCTGTTTGTGCAGTTTTAAATGAAGCTGATGGAATATTAGTACCACCTGGAACAGTATTATATACTGCTTTGTGACCTAGTGGAAGAACATTCTTTGGAAACTTAAATACTCCGTCTTCTTCCATAGTTGAATAGTCACCTACTCTTATAAATTTACTCATATTAGGGTAATTACCATAATAGGTTAATTTACCATTGGAATCTATTTCAACATGACGGTCACCAATTCTTTTAGCAAAATAACTTGGTGATGCTGGGTCAAGTGTTAATCCATCAAATTCTTCAACTCTTTCATCATTACTTACCTTAACTACGTGTAATGAAAATGTACCATAATCTGAACCCTCTATATCTTCTTCTGGTTTAAGATTCAATACTTTAAGTTTATAAGTAGTATTTATCTCAGTTCCGTGAGAACGACTATAAACTCTAAATAAACTATATCGAGATGAGTTAATTGTTTGTGATACTAAGTATGGTGTTCTAGCAAACTGATAATCTACGTTACCAGTCCAAGTTCCAGCTTCACCTTTACTATCAAATGAGGTTGCACCAGCACTAAAATTATGTCCATCAGATGTAAGTACAACTCCAACTTTATAATTAGTTACAGAAGCTGAAAGATTCATAGCTGTATTTTTAAAGACTTTATAAACATATACAGATGAGTCATTGTTACCTGACTTAGTTGATTGTGGGTCAGGACTAATTACTTTATCTACAAAATTAGCACTACCTGTATCATAAGATAGTGTATATGATTCAGCTGAAACATTACTACCTGAAACAGTAAGTACAAATGATGTACCAGTTATTGTACCTGGACTTGCTATTGAAGTAGCACTCAAATCTCCTACTCCAGTTGAACCTCTTGATGGGGCTAAAATAGCAAGTGAGTGAGTAGCTAAAGTACTTACAGCTATAGCGTTTTGATGAGCAACTAATTGAACTGAATCAACTTTGTAACCACCAATTCCTAAAACTCTAACTATTGTTACTACACCAGCACTTCTCAAATATTCTTCTGCGGCGTATGGTGTGTAAAATCTTGGGTCTACACCACCAAACATCTCTTCAAATTCTTGAAAATTAGTTATTTGGGTCGGTGTAAACGCTGGGCCTACTTTTGTAGGGCCTATTATTGCGGCACCAATTTCACCTATTGCTTGAGGTAAAAATGATAAATCTCTTTCTCGTGTAAAAACACCAGGCGAGACAATTCGTTCAGCCATATTTTTTCTCCTAAAATCTTATATTTTTATATGTAAAAGCAAATTACTTGTACTACTATAAGTATAAGATAAACTTTCCAAAATAAAGATTTAAGACTGTTTTTTTAAATTAATTGTTTAAGTAGTTGGTGTAAATACGCCTGTTGCTGGGTCTAATTGACCTGGCCCGTACTTTTCGTTTAGAGTTTTAACTATATCACGTTCTTCTTGTTGAACTGTTTGATATTCTTGTTCAACTTCTGTTGTACGAACTTCAAGAGCTTCAATTTGTTGATTCATTAAAATTCTTTGAACTGCAAGTTGTCCTAACACCGTCTGTTTTTCTTGATAATTTGTTTGTAATCCTTGTAATGATTGTAGTTCATCTTCTGAAAATTTTACTTCTTTAGATTCTTCTACAACTTTTGTTTCTTTAGCCATAACTATAGTCTCCTATTTTTTATAGTTTTGTGTTTAAATAAATATCATATTATAATACGAAATGAAGTTTTTTTTTTAAATTTCAATAACCTTATATAAACGGTCTGTATCATCTGACCCAGTTAGTTCATTCATTTTTGTAGTAGCGTCACTTTCATTAGCATACTGCCAAGTTTGGTCACTACTACCACTTAATTTAGATACCCAAATGGTATTTCTTTCAAACCAATCTGGGTCTTCAAATGTTATTCCATCTCTATCTACACTTGATGTTGGTGCAGGCATTAATTGTTTTACTACTCTAAAAGCCATTAAGTTTCTCCGTTTTATATAAATATAATCAAATGTATATTTCTTTCAAATGATTTATTCGTAATTGTGGTAATATAGTTGGTCTTATACCTAATTTATCCTTTACATCAAGACAAAAGGTTGCATCTTCTGATACATTCTCTGTAAATTTACCAATATTAACTACTCTTTGTCTAAAATAAGGATATTTCATTGATTTTAGTATATCGGTGTGTACTTTAGTAAAACCAAATCCACAATAATCTACTTGGAATGGTTCTTTTTGTGTTTTAATCTTACTTTCACTCCAAAATGTCATTTTAGCAGTTTTTTCAAAATTTTCTTCATCCCAATCCGCAATCCTTGCAGTACCACCTACTTTTTTTATGTACCATCCACTACAAAATGGTGAATCGTATTCTAATAGGGTAGTTAATTGTTCATAATTAAATTCTTGGTCTGCATCAATCCAAACTAAGTAATCTACGTTATCTATTAGTTTATTTGGATTAGTATAACCACCACCTTTAGTACACAACCAATTTCTTGCATCTACGTGTGTTCTACCTACTACGGTATATATCTTTCCATCTAATTGTGGACACCACTCTTGTAGATTTAAAAATTGTGGTAACAATCTACCACTTATTGTGTTGTATATTGGAATACAGAATGCGTATTTCATAAAACCTCTTTTATATAACTATCAACTTTATAT